CGTAGATGTCAGCGCCTGCCAGGATGTCATCAGGCCTCCAAAGCTTCGCGTCAAAGATCCCATCGATGATTGCTGCCTTGTTCCGGTTCACTAAGCAATCGTTAGCGTCCTTCATAGGCAGGTGAGCAACCTTACACTTACCAGCAGGCAACAGGTGGGCCACCTCCTCGACTGCCTTGCGGCCTTGCTCGTCCATGTCGAACATCAGGACCACCTCCTTGAAGCCCGAGAGCCACTCAAGATGACGCTTGAACATCGCCTTAGCCGACTGTGAGCCAGCGCCAAGTGAAACAACAGGGTATTTACCCCCAGTGGCCACAGCGACTGACATGGCGTCTATTTCTCCTTCAGTTACAACAACCTTAAAGCCAGGCGTTGGGTTAGCCCAGATGTTCTGCCCGAAGAAATGGTCAGGCTTCCCTGAGCACCGGAACTCTTTACTGGCGTAGCGATACTTCTGGGCAATCTTCTGCCCGTCAATGTCGTAGTAGTTTGCAATATGGCATTTGTTGCCATTGTGGTTACCAACTTGATACCTGTATTTACGACAGGTAGCTTCGTCGATGCCTCGGGATTCGAGGGCTTGGTAGTCACCTTCAATGAAGGGCGTAGTTTTATTTGTGTTGTCCATTACTATCATGGGAGGTTGTTCAGAGTCTCCCCGTTTAAAAACTCCACAAGAAAAGCACTTAGTGGAGTTGTCTTCGTTTATTGTTAATGCGTCACTGCTCCCACAATCAGGGCAGGGTTGATGATTCAACAAGGCGGTAGGTTCAGCCATTCTTTCGGTATTGCTTGTGCACACCACAAGAATCCATGCTTATCACACCAGCCACCATAAGTCGTCGAGCTCTTTGAGTTGAGCCTTAGGTTTGCGTTCTGGAACACAAAACGAAGGTCAACGTGCGGATGCTGCTCGCGAACCAATAGGTGCTTGGATCTATCCGAGGGCTCAAAGTAACCTTTAACTTCCAACATTATACCACTAGGCAGTATGAAGTCAGGCGTATAGGTGCAGAGCCTCGTAAACTTTAGCTTCTGACTCTCGTAGGTGTAATCAACCCCAGCCCCCTTGAGGGCCAGGGCTACACGTTCCTCGAGTTTAGAACGAAAAGGCGTCGTCGTCGGCCTCTTGTGATACCTTCGGCGTCTCATCATTAGTTAGCTCGTTGGTAAAAGCCTCTCCTCCTGAGAAACCATCAACAGAAGAGAATGGTTTGTCGTCGGCGGAGAACTCCTTCAGGTCAATGATTTGAACACTACGCAAGCGCAGAGTCATCCCAAAGCCTTGACTCGAGACATTCCAGAAGTGTGGCTCGACTGCCATCTTCAATTCAGAACCAGAACCAACAGCAGGCATTTGGATCTTGGTCCCTTTGGCGTTGTAAGCAGCCACTCGAAACTGAAGAAGGCCTTTCGTCTTCGTCTGCTTCATTGCGTCCTGCTTGGCGTAGATCTCAAAGCTTCCCTCGTCGGTGACTCTGAGCGGGTTTGATGTTGCCTTTTTGACCTTACCGTCTTTGGTAGCACACTCAGCCTTATAAGCCTTTTCATAAAGCTCATTAATCTGGGCGCTAAACTCGTTAAAGCCAGCCTCGTCAACATGCAAGCGACACTGGTATACTCCGTTATCATTGAAGCGAGTGTCAGGGTTTTGAAGGTGTGGATATACGGCCTTCCCTACTGGTGTTACAATTACTTTACTCATTGTTCTTTTTTGTCTTTGTTGTTTTTGGTTAGCTAAAGAAGTATGTTGACTCCTTTATCTTGTTTATCTCAGCGTCACCAAACTCTGGTGGCACCGGGAAATCTAAGTCTGGATGTTGTTCCGTTAACTGCGTGCGCCATTCATTCAATAGATCACGCGAAAAGAAGTCAACAAAAACTTCACGCAATGTCGAAGAAAGTTCATCACACTTGTTTGAGTGGGTCCCATAGCTGTCATGGATGAACGAAAAGTCATAGATCCCATGGTTCTTGTTGGCACGCACAACAGTCTCGTGGAGGGCTGCCGCATCGAGGCTATGCACGACGTTAGGTGATGCACCATTAACCATTCTCCTTCGACTGATGACCTCATCGTCGTCCTCGCGAAACTTTACGCACGTTGCCTTCCCACTGATGTATGTGTTTACTTGTTGGTTGTGGACCTTGTAGTATTCTTGGTGCACAGGGAACCCGGTAGGTGATACCCACGACAACGCACGATTCTCATTGGCAATCAGCCGGGTGCACGCTTGGAACCAGTCCATGCACTCCTTTGGCTTCTTAAGGACCGACTCAATGCCCCGCCAGACGTGCTCAGCAAGCATGTGGATTGCGTAGTATCGCTTGTCGTCACTGAACGGTTTTTCTCGTTTCTTTCCGTGGATCTGTTCGTCATACCATTCGTTGATGTATGCACGATTAGAATACGGAGTGAGCCCATACGAATAGCACATTACGGGCCTCTTGCAGCTAACCCGATCTATCCCAAAGCCCACCCAAGCACGCGCCAGTTCATCCCCGGTAGCGGCCTGGGCCTTCAAGGTCTGGACGGCATTAGCCGCAACAACCCCATAGATGTCCTGAGGTGTGGTTGTCGGTAGAACATTTGTCGCTTCCATCCCATACGGATCACGCGTCAGCATAGAAAGAATCTGTAGGCCATTGTTGGACGCGTCCATGTTCACCGGGAGCGCACTGTTGATCTTACCATTGAGCTTGTAGGCTGCCCATTCGTTCGCCCAGGCAAGGAAAGACCATGGCTTGTCTGCCTCTGTCCACAACAACTCACGCTCAGGGTCCTTGGCGATCTTGATGGCGTCGTTGGTGAAGTCTTCTGACCACTTCCACCGCTCGTCCAAGGTGACCTTGTCGTTGCCCCACGCGTTCGCCCCGGCAACTGCGAGCCACTTAGCGTCGTTGTCGTTGGCCAGTCGTTCTGTCCGGGCAAACTGTAGGAGCCCCCGGCACAGGTCGTTCCCCATGACACTCAGCGACGACGCAATGTTATACACACGCCCTCGGAAGTCACAGTGACTCGGATAGAAAAACCGAGAGGCACTGAGCTTCTCGGCTGTGAAGATAATTTTACTGGTCAGTAGGCGCTTCGACTTAGTGCTGGCGTTGCGTGAGTAGATCCCGGCGGCCATCTGTCGCCACTTACGGTTACTCTCCTCGTTGTCGTGAAAGTCATTCGGTATGTCTGGTAGTTGTTCGTCCTCCTTACTTGGCAGGGCACCCACCTCTACGTTGTTCTGCCAAGCCCACTTGGCAACACGTAACACACTCGGATTGATTACCCACGGCGTCCCTTGGATAAGGTTACAGGCCTCCATGGGCACCTCGAGCTTGTCGTTCTCAATTGTCCTCAGGAAGTCCATGTTGGACGTCTTGATGAACGGAAGCTTGGGCAGGGCCGTGCCTACCGTGTCGTAGCCTCCCTCCCAGATCGAGCCCCAAGGCAACGGTGCGTCAGCGGTGGGCAACCAGAACGGCTCGAAAAGCTCTTTGTCGTCGTTGTAGTTCTCGATCCAGTCCAGGGTGCCCTTCGAGGCCGTCACGTAGCGAGTCGGCTTCTTACCTGCCTTCTCCAGGATGTAAACATACTCAATGATCCCGGTGACGTGCCTAAGTAGCTCAACCAAGGTCAAACCACAACTAAGCTTGTCGCGCCTGCGCCAGTCCGTGTAGCTTGGCATCAGGCCCTTGTCGGCCTCGTTACGCATCGAGCTCTTGATGTGCCTGCGCTGGTTAAGGAGTCCCCCACGGCGGCGCTGTGCGCCCAAAACAATTCCCTCTCCCTTGGCCTCGTTGTTCTTCACAAGGAAGTCACAGCGGTGCTGGTCCTCAACTCGTGAGCCAACAAAGTGACTCACTGCTGCCATGTTCTTCTTGAGGGTAATGCAATCCAGGACAGCCTTAATTACAATAAAACCAATCACTGATGGCTTCATCTCTCGGAGGCCTACCTGCCAGAGCGCACTGTTCCTGTTGTCCCAACCATCAACCATATCTTTGATGGCCTTTGAGTAAGTCGGGAGCCCTCCCCGGATCAACCTTTGCCCGTATTTCGTCTCGCTTTCTGCCTCCCGCTTCTTAGCAGACTCGATGCGAGCGCGATACCGACCAACGCCGAGGTCAACCATGTCTTGGTTGAGGTCCGACTGAGTAAGTTCTTTAATGACATCCTTTTCCTGCTCGTTCTGCATACAATTCTAGGGCTTTCTTCATGAATTCTTGGCGGTCTTTTAGTCGCTTGATGCGCTTGGCAAGCATGGCACACTCATCCTCGACTAGTTGGCGTCTTATTTCTTCTGCTTCCTTGTTCTTTATTAACTTTATGCTCATTACGCCTACTTTTTAGGTAAAAACACACATATTGTCAATTTTATTCTTGACGCACCCCCGGTGCACGCTCTTAAAGTATCTCTAAGAGATCGCTAAGCAATCACTAAGCAATGGTCCTTAGTGGTAAAAACAAAAGACAACTACATCTTAAGGAATCTATAAGACACTTAAAGACACTTAAAGACACTATGAAAAATAAAGACTTCTTTACTACAACTACAACCATTTGCTTAGTGTTTTATTACTTAGTGCTTCTGGCACTCATTGTGTTCGGCTCTAAGTCGTAATCGCCGGGGCAAACTCTACTATCATCCGGCCTGGCTGAGAAATCTAGTCGATCAGTGAGGGCACAAAAAAGCGCTTAGAGAAAACCCTAAGCGCTTGTTTTTGGTTGTTGTTGTTGTCAGTTATTTAGCAACAAAGCAAGTGCAATCTTTGTGCTCGAAATGTCTCGTTGCTTGTATCCAATACCGACTACTTTCTTGCCTGCTTCTATATTTCAAGCTAGGCCTTTTAGTCTCGAAGGGCTCGAGCTCATACGAAAGAGAGTTAAAGTTTTCAATGAATCTCTTTGCATCAGCTATCCTCGAAAAGGTGGCACGGTTTGACTCATAGAGAGTGAATAGTTTGTTCATGCTGTTTCCTCCTTTGAATAGTGAGAACATGAAGTGCAATCTTCCTCCCATTGATCTGCAACGTAAGGTTGTTTTATGCGCTTTCGAGCATCTTTAAGCTGACACGGAATGCCCTCCATGAGCTTGAGAACAATCCCGCACGAAACGTGAGTGATGTCTGTTCCCCAGCTCATCTGTTCAGCGAATTCCTCAATCAACTTGAGCGCATTTTGCCCTTCAAGCTTCTCAAGTCGTGCAAGGTTCTTCTTGTCGTGTTCTATTTCTTCTTTGTTCTTTTTTCTTTTGTCCATAGTTGTTGTTGTTAGTTGCTTCCTTCTTTGTCAAAGATTTTGCGAGCGAACCATTGTTCTGGTGATTCGCCTTTTAAATCCGTAGGACCAGCGCCTTCCGCAATCTTGCGAAGTCGGTTTGCAAACCTGCTGGCGTGCCATTGGTTGTCAATATGCCCCGCATAGTCTGGAATTAGATCCTCAAGCTTTCGGAAGTTCTGCTGGATTTGCAGATTAAAAAGCAACGGCATACATTCCAAGACCGTGCGAACGTCTTTTGATGTCACTTCTGATTCCCAGTAAAGCCGCATGCACTTGTCTACTTGTTCCCTCTCTTCGTCCGTGCATCCAGCACGAAACATTTCAAAAGCTGGTCACCCTCCATTGTCTGGAAGGGCCCAAGTATCACGGCATTCAAACTCATCGACAGAGTGATAAGCTGCGAGTGCTTTCTTGCGTCGCTTTGGCCACGATTGGATTGCGTCGGCGGCAATCATTAACAGTCCTTTTTCTTTCATTTGTTCTTTTTAGTTTAGTTTGATCGGAGCTCATTAACTCCATGGAGCCCCTTGCGCTTGCAAGGAGCTCTTGGAATCAACCGTTTTCCCAATGGCGCTTTATGGTGACCCATAGCGTCGCTTGATAGACTGACGGAGCTTCGTTGAGCTTGTCTGCTTCGCTGATGGTTAACCTCTCAACGCGGTTGTATTGTGGTTTAGTTAATCCTTCCACAATCGCCTTGCGCTTCGTTGAGCTCGTCAAACACGCTCGCATGTGCCAACGATCAATCACAACACAACGAGCCATTCTTGTGAGCTCTATGCTCTTGGCGAAGGCCCAAGTTTTTGGGGAGCCACCATCGAGGGCCCTTGAGTTACCCTCGAGAAGGTCCCAAGCTTTGGTTTTGTTGTTGTTGAATGTGCAGACCCTCACGTCACTAGGCTTGCCACCATCATGATGGACCAGCGCTAAGTTCAATGCATCAAGCTTGTTGCGTTCCCAATCGTTCATTGGGCTCAATGCGCTAATCACTGCGGACGCCGTCCAGACATCACAACCAACTTCTTGCGCGATCAATTGAGCGTGGGAGTTAGCGTCATCATACCATTCGCCACCTTGGCGTGCGTCTTGTGCTGTTGCTCTGTCTCGCCATGTTCGGAGGTTCTTGCGGATACTACTATCACTGACCTTTGTAAGACTTTGCTTTTTCATTTCTTAAGCATCAGTTTGATTATGATAACCCACATGGCAGCCGTGATGCTGACCGTGATCGCCCAAAACATTGAGAATGTGCGCTTCATTTGAATGCCCTCCTTCCGTTGCGCTTCTCGATTAGCTTGAAATCAAGCGTCTCAGTCCGTGCAATGATATCGGTCATGACATCTTCATGACTGGCCCGCAAGAGTGCTGCTTGTATGTCTGCGAGCGTGCTCCGTTGTTCTTCGAGAACCGTGATGATCTCACGGATTGTTTGCTTTGTTCTTTTGTTCTTGTTCATTGGTTCTTTTGTTCTTGTTGTTGTTTACTTACTTTCTGGGATTATTTTGATGCTATCAAAAAACCTCGAGGGAATGTCTGTCAACTTGGAGTAGATCTCCGCCCCTTCAATCTCTCCCCCGGTCAGCATCCAAAGGAGACCGACTTGTTCCGCTAAGTATTCTTTTTCGTTCATTGGTTCTTTTATCTTGTTATTGGTTGTTTACTCCACGATAAAAACACCCACAATATTGGAATCATAACCAAGCACCCAAGTCTTGCGCTTGTGAATGTCACGCGAGATGACCAAAGACTGTGAGTTAGCTGTGGTTCTCTTTAACCATCCACAAGGAAAGATAATCTCTTTAATCTTCCCATCTTCATCACGCTTGTAATCAGTGACGGCTTCGTTTGCGTATCCATAATTCTCAAAGCCCGGAAGGCTGTTAAAGATAGCGACGAGTTCTTTTAATGTCTTGTAGTTCATTGGTTCTTTTTATCTTGTTAGCTAGCTCAATAATTGGGCCAGTGAAGAGATTACTAGCAGTTCTATTTAATTCTTGCAAGAAAAACTTTAAACTTTCTCAAGGTTGTTTTGAGTAGGCTTGGTGAAGCTTGGCGAGTCTTGATGTGCGTGCGAAGGAGTCGGAGAGGAATCGCTGAGGAATCTCTAAGGAATCGCTGAGCTTTTCAAAACGTAAAAACACCCACACACACACTCACACGCACCCGCGGACCGGCTCAGCGCTGGCCAATCGATCGCTTGTTGCTTCCCTTCGATACCCCCAGGCCCCCCTTGTCATCTTTGCGCTCCTTCGCGCCCGACCTCCTGGCGTGAAGACGTCGTCAAGTTTGCGCTGAGACTCGCTGAGCCTGCGACGAGGCCCTATGGGGTGATGCGACACACTCTCCGTATATATCAACCCCTCAGACTTTTTTGTGAAAAATAGAACAGGGCCCCTAGCGATTACTAAGAGCCCTGCCTAATGAACAACACAATGCAAATATAGAGCATAAGGTTAACTCAGGGCTTCTCTTCGTCAGACGATGAGGGCGGCCCGAAGTCAATCTCGATGCCATCTATATAGGAATTAAAAGATTCGTCAACAATATTTAATCCGACATTGAGCAGGCCTTTGGCTGCAAAAGAATTGTCATAGATGACTCTGCACTGGTGCCGAGTGTCAGCCACAACAACCACATAGTTCTCGTAATGTTCGCCTAGGGTGGCTTTGAGTGAGTCGAGAGGGTCGTCAGGCATGCTTAGAGATACTTAGAGTTACTTAAAGTATCTTTAAGATATCTAAGAGATATAGTTGTAAATGAATAAAATTAAAGAATATAGTGGTCTCTTAGTCATCTCTAAGAGTACTTATAGAGAGAAAATAACCCTTGTCAATAGGCTTTTTATTCTCCCTATACGATCATTGATATAAGACATTTATAATGAATCATTTACAACTACTACCAAGTGAGTATGTTTTCACTTCCTTTTCGTGTTTTATAATATGCCTCTGCATACTTTTCTAGCTCCATTTTAAGATCGTCCTCCTTTCGCTCTAGGATGCGTTCTGACGCGTCTTGGGCCATTTGGGCGGCCCAGTAGCCAACCGCCATCGAAAGCGCGTCTAAGCGGTCGTCATGCGTCACAGCGCCCCTGTCACGAGTTATACGAGTCATCTGGTAGATCAACTGGTATTTCAGTGAGTGGTCCTTAGGGTAGCTCTGAGTCGTCTCGTAGTCGTTCTGGATGACCTTCGGGTCAATCACAAGCTTATGGCCTGTCATCACTGGCTCGAGGGTATCGATGATCCTTCGTTCCTTTTGTGTGCTGTGCCTCACTTCCTCAATGGTGCACGGATGGACCTTGCGAAGTATTGGTTTTAGTAGTTCAACAAACATACCATCCCCGAAGTTACTCTCTACGACGATCTCATTAACCTTGTGTTCTTTGGCGGTCATCGAAAGGAACTTAAGGGTTTCCTCAGAGTATCCCCCTTGGACCCCTCCAGCCGCTGTGACATAAAGGAATCCGTTAAGCATCTTCACGACTGCGTAGCCTGTCTCGTCCTTGCCTCGTCCTGACGGGTCGATTGACATGACGCTCCCGGTATACTTAACGTGTTCGCCAAGCACCTTCATCGGTCGATAGAATCTGTCTCCGGTCATCCCTACGTTAGGTATTGATCCGTCCCACTCGAGCTCTGGGTCCCGAGCCCACACTAGGCGTTCTGGGGCCAGTTCGTTGTCAAGGGACATCACGATAAGGTCCGCAAGCTTCAGCGGATACTTTTCGACGTCACTAAGGTTTGAGTCCAGCATAAATTGAAGAGCATACCCGGCAGAGCCGTAGGATACTTTACGTTCGGCAAGGTCTACGTCAGAGAACCGTAGTGGCTCTGTGGACCTTCCTTTTTGTTCTATATCAACACAACAATCAGCGATGTGCCCATCGTAACGCTTAGCGCTTTGGTCCGGGGTGACATACTGAGCAGGCCAGATGCGTGTCTGGTAGCCCCGCTCGGTTAGCTGACGGTATATTGTGTCTTCGCATTGTGGTGTTCCTAGAAAGATTATCTTTGAGTCATCGTTGGGTTTAAGGATCGCATCGAACTCTTTGACTTGTTCTCCGAGCTTGTCTCGCATCATTTGGGTCGCCGAGTTGTTTGGGACCTCGACATCGTCAGCTACAATGATGTCTGCACGAGACCCGGTCAGTTGAGATGTGATACCCAGGGACTTGACGGACGGCGCGTGGGCCGCTGGGGCTGGGCCGACGTCGAATGAGATCTTACTGAATCGTTGTTTGTCTTGGGGAATGAGGTGCTTAAGTAGGGGCATCTCATGGATAAGCCTAAGAGTAAAAGTTGAGAAGTCATCTGCTCGAGTTTTTGAAGCAGAGACAACAAGTATATTCTTTGAGGGGTCGAGGAGCAACTGGTGGACAACGTAAGCAGAGCAGATCCAGCTTTTTCCAACGCCTCGAAAGCCTTGAATAACTGCTCGCTTGTCTCCGTGCTGCATGTAATCCGCGATCTCATATTGAATAGTTGTGGGGGCAGGTAAGTTTAGTTGCTTCCAGACAAGATAAAGGAAGTTACGGAAGTCTTTAAGCTGTGATGCTGTTTGTTTTATGTCAGCCATTTCTTGAGCGATTTCTCCTTTTTGATTGAATCCTTAGGTTTGCTCGTGTGTTGTTGTTGGGGTTCCTGTCTTTATGATCAACGTCCTTCCCCTCCAAAGTCTTCCTGCCTACCTTTTTAATCATCAACCTTCGTGCCGCGTTGCGTCCGGCCCTGCGTTTCTTCTGGGTCGGCTTAGCGTGGTAGGTGTTGTATTCGTTCTTGTAATTTCTAGCCATTGGACGTCATGTCTACGATTCGGTCTACATTATCATCATGGAATGGCAGTGCGTTTACCAGTTCGTGTAGTGGGGAGCTATCGGTGGCAACCGCACTCACGTTGTTATCTTTGAGAAACTGCCTGACCGTCGATAGGTCTGCGGTTGTTGCCTCCCCTGACTTAACGCGCATCAAGAACTCGTCGATGAGGAGGTCCTGGAGTTCGTATAGTTTATCTGATTTATCCATATTATTTAAGTTCCTTAATGATTTTGATAGCAAGGTAAGTCAGGGTTGCTAGGCCTACACCAATAGCAACAACATCGTTAACACTCTCGAGGGTAAGGGTCCCAAGGAGTCCTGTGAATCCAATGAATGATGGCATGTATGATGAGTTCATGTTACTGGGCTTTGTAAGAGTCAACGTAGCGCTGGTATAGCTCTGGGTTTTCTTCCAGGACTTGTTTTTTAGCCGCTGCATTGTAGGCGCTGAGTAACCTTCTGATTGCTTTTGCTTTCGGGCTTGCCGATGCCGTTGGGTCCCTTGGGTCTGCATCGGGCATCGCCTGGTATCGTTTGTCCTTGAACATCATCGCAAGACGATCTCGCAGAGTTTTCCCTCCAAGTTTCTTAGTCCCTACAAGTTCCATTAGCCTCGCATACGCTTGTTGGCCCGTGTCTGGGTTGTAGTAGTCCCTCATTTCTAAATCCTCAAAGCCTTGCCTTAGTTTGGTTGCTGGTTTCCCGAATCCAACGCCGAGATTACCTAGCTCGTAGTCTACGATATTCTTTGCGGCATCTTTTGAGTAAATTGGATCAACCAGTCCTTTAACTCCTCCTGAAGACTCAAGGGTCTCAACGTCCCCTAAGAAGTTATACCGAGGCGGAAGCTTACCTTCTAGTCCTGGTGTTCGTTTAATCATGTAATCCATGATCCCTCTGACCTCCCGTAGGGGCCTGTCTTCCTGGACGTTCATGGTTTGGTTTGCAAAGTTAGGAACAAACCCACCTGCGATGCTACCAATAAACCTTTCAGTGTTATTTACCGGATCTTTAAGCACCTTGAACAGGTTATCAATTCCTTGGACATAAGACTTGTTGGTAATGTTGTTTGAGAACGCAAGGGCCAACACTCCAAAGATTGTTCCCATATCTTTATCGTCAAACTCGTTGTATTCGAGTCCTTCGTTAATGTCGGCAACAATCCCTAGCATAGTCGCCATTGGGTCTAAGCGCTGGTAGCTGTGAATCCTGTCCCCTATTTTGATTGAGTAAGGTTGGTTGTCTAGCTCCCAAGCCTTCCGTGCATTCTTTTCACGAGGACCATAACCACTAATCATCTTTGAGGAGTCCTGACTAGCAAGCACATAGATCAATGACGCGGTTGTTGCCACGGACATAGCCATCTTTCCTCGGATCTCTGCGCGTTCTGTGCGAGTTCCTTTAGCTAGTCCTTCTCTATACTTAGAGCTCATCATCCGAGTAAAGTGCATAGGAAGCCCAAACGGAGAGCGCTCAACACCAAACGAAAGGATGTTGGTGGGTGTTCTTACAAACGGAACGATAGCGGTCATCCAAGGGTTCTGCACAATGATATTCGAGAGCCCCTTAACAATGCTGTTTTCTGAATCTTGGGTGTGCGTGTTAATCTTTGCGCCTTGCTCAGCGCGGGCCGACAGGGCTCCTCGGTTTCCATAGTCAACTTCTACTCCATCATCAGTAATGAAGCGTTTCTCTTCTTTCTGTTTTTTGATGTAGTTAGTAACAAAAGTCTCCCTTTCTGAGAACCTGAGGTTTTTCTTATCGGCTAATTCCTTAGCAGTCATCACCAGGTTCTTTTCGTTAAAGACACGCCCGGTCTCGGTAATGTGAGCGTTGACCCCTTTGTGGACATACTCACCAAGTTGTTTTCCGGTCAGGCCCTTTGCTTTCCCTTTAAGGGCTAGCTCGGTCATCACATAGCTTCGGTAAGACATCGCCTTGAACAATTCGTCACCCGTTAGGAGTCCCCGTGAAGGGAGCCTTACGATAGTTCCGATGGTGTTTATAGCAGACCCAAAGGCACCTTCACGGTCTGATTGAATTGCGTTCATGCTATCTTTAGCATCATCGAACTGCCTTGAGTTTGGAATACTGATTGCTTCCCCAGACTTCGCAGCCCGCACAGCAAGGTCAAATGAATCCATGATCGCGTGAGTGTCAAAGGCGTAGCGAAGGGTTGCCCTAGCAAGCTCAAAGTCTCCAGTTAATGCGGCACCTCCTGCCCTTTCTAAGGTCCGAAGGCCATAGGTGATCGCTGAGCCAATCATGTTGATGTTAAAGGTAGAGATACCAGAGAGCAACGAGTTGATCCAATACTCACGAACAACATCAAACATACGTTTACCCATAGACTGCTTAGCAATCTTGTTGAGTCCCGCTTCGATTCCATCAGCAGTGCGTGCTGTAAGAATTAGTTGTAGTAGCTTTTGTTGGCCCATGCTGCCTCGTCGGTCACTTTTGTATGCCTGGATCGCCTCCATGCTTTGCTCTTGTAGTTGTTGTAGTGAGCTATCAAACCGCTTAGACTTAACATCTCCATAAACAAACTTACGCTGAAGCAGTGCCAAAGAAGGGTATCGACCATAGAGTCCCCATAGACGCTGAGTGCTGACCATTAACTCCATCTGCTGGAGCACTTGAGCATACTTAGCATCATACATATCTAAGAGCTCCGGGTCTGCGTTCTTCTGAGTTTTCTTTAGGAGATCGCTGGCCTCCTTAGCTAAGTTGTGGACATTCTCCCCAATGATGTTGTTAAGCATCTTGATTGCAAGTTGGTCCTTAAGAATCTCATCAAAGACTCCTTCAAGCTTTTCTCCTTTAGCCTCAAGCTCTTTGACCATCTTCTGCACATTGTGGGGATTTACCCCAAAGGCATCACTAAGCTCCGCGTTGATTCTCTCTACACTTTGCTTGGGATTAAGTAACTCATCCGCTGATGTTTTAGGAATCTTAGCTTCCTTACTAAGGAACTCTATCTGTTCCCCAGCGAGGGCCCTTGCAATTGTTATGAAGTCTTTCTCTTCGGAAATAGTCCGTATGACTCCTTTGATTGCATCAACGCCTCCCCCTGGCCCTGCATCTTTAAGCGCACGTTTAATTACGTCTGTTAGTGCATCTTCATAAGCTTCAGGGTCACTCGTTGCCGGGTCCATTGGGTTGCCGTCTTTATCAACAACACGCCCAATAGGGACTTCGTCTTGTGGGTTAACCGCTTTGACTTTACCTCCACGAGATTTTAGATATAGTTCTGTTTCCCTTTGGATGTTATCTGGGAGATTCCTTAAGTTGATTTCTTTCTGAGAAGCATCCAGGAAAGTCACCTCGACATGGTCAGGGTGTCCGTTGCCTTCTTTTATCTCCTTGATGTCTAAGGTGATGTTTGCGTCGGCAGCGGCTTGTCTTAAGAACTTACCATTGCGAACTTGAGTGATGATTTGTTTCTTGTTTTTCCCGAACGCATCTTCTCTTGTTTTTGTCATCGCAAATCCTATTGCTGATTCTTCAGATACAGCTTTGCGTCTATAGGTATTTATAACGTCACCATTTGGTGAAATAACTTTGACTTCAAACGAATCAAATTGCTTAAGCCCAGACTTCTTAGTCCCTCTTTTATACTTAGTAGCCTGAAACTGATAATTGTCGATGTTAACTTTATCATCAAATTTGATAACATTAGCTTTGACAGAATCTTCACGAGCATCCCTTGCTTTTCGTATTGTGCTATTAAATACTTTATCTACTTCACGCATCATAGCTTTGCTATCTTCAAAAGATACCCCTGCCTTTTTAAATGCTTCTTCTAGTTTTCCTTCAGAAACTCCTCGATAAAGGTCAGTCCCGCTAAGTTCTTTAACTTGCTTCGCAAACTCTTTGTTAATCTTAACCTTATACTTAGTGGCAGCGTTCATCAAGAACCCTAAGCCCTTTTCAAACTTAGCACCTGCCCCCGCCATGCTCATCTGTTCAAGACCACTAATCTCATCATAGGCATCTATAGGAGTATACTTTCCTGATACTGTCTCAGGGTTCTTCCCTGACATTCTGAAAGTTTGGTTGTCTTTAAATACTGAATTACTAACAGACAATACCTCATCGAGCATAGAGGACTCTTGAGGTTTAAACCCAAGTATCTTAGCAATTAACTCTTTAAACTTTGTGTATACAGTCGCAGGTTTCTTGCCTTTAGTGATTGTGATTGAGGCTAGTTCTCTTTGGAACTGAGGGTCCATGAAAGCCTGTGTGATAAACTCATGGATGTTACCAAGGCCATATTGAGCACCTTTACCCATAACCTCATCAGGAACTCCGGCAGCCCCTTTCTTACCTCCCTGACGTAATAGTGCTGATTGCCCCAGCCGATCTACCGCTGTTAAGTATAGATCTCCCAGTTCTCGAAGCGAAGTGGGAACTTGCTCCCCCTTCGTATTCTCACCTGTTTTTACTAGTTTTCTTAGTTCGTTTAAGTATGCAGTCCCCTTAACAGCTTTTCCTTTTCCGTCCCTAACGTAAAAATTCTTATATATAATATCAGTAGAAAGAGAGTGGATATACTCATGAACTACTGTTGATAACTTATCATTGTCATAAAGGTGCACACGAGAGTTATATTCGTTCCGTGAGGACACAGCATTAGGAGAGTAATACGCCCTTCCTTCTTTTCCTACTTCTATATCAACCTTCCCTAAGGTATCTCCAAACCTATCTCTTAATGTTTTTAATAGATTAACCTGATTTAAAGTATCTTTGTTATAGGTCCCTTTTCCTTCATCTATTGAAGAAATGATTCTATCAATAAACCCTAAAGATCCCGTTTCTCCTTCAACTCGGAACTTACTAAGCTCAATTACAGCAGAGTCATCATTACTCGCTTTTGTTATATAATTATATACATCCTCAGCGCTAGCTTTACGTCCTCCTGCGCCTGCTGTAGCGAAATCTAATCGCCCTGTAGTTTCATCAATAATGAAGTCATCTAGTGTTAGTCCCTTCTCTGTTATGAATTCCTCCATCTCCTCCGGGGTCGATTTCATAGAAGACTGCCCTCTAATACCTGTCAGGGGATCATCAAGCTTCCCATAATCAAACTTAACAGCATCCTCACTGCCTTCTGCAATCGCCTCATCCACAGCGTCTTCTGGTGATTTGCCCTCCGCAATCTTCTTGTTACGGTTCTTAATCATTTTCACCCCAGAGATAAACGGAGCAAGGATTGCCCCTACGCCTGCCTCAATAAAGACTCCCTCTAAGGCGTTCTTAAAGCGGCCTTCAATCTCCCCGTCTTCGTCAGACGCTTTGAGATACTCTGTGACTGGGTTTTGTAAGTCTGGGTATTGATACAACAGGTTACTGAGGCGTTCTTCCTGTGCATCAAACATTAAGAAGTCTGCTGCTACCCCTGCCGCTAAGCCATCCCCGAAACGTCTTAACTTCGTATTCTTTGCAAGCTTACGTGCTTCTTGGTGAGACAATTTACCCCCTCGAGCAATCTTGTTAGCGACGTTTGCTCCTAGATACTTCCTAGCGTTAGCTAAACGGCCTACTTTCCCTAATACACCTATACCAGGAACAAACCCTGTAGCGAACTGTGACATTCCCTCTATGAAACCACCCGCCATTGTATTGGAGGTGCCTAGTAAGCGTGTGTCGTAGTCGGGAAGCATATCGCCTACCACAAAGTCGGCGAAGTCGTATAGCCCTTTGACGCCTCCCTCAACACCTCGAAAGGGTGCTGCAAGTGTGTCTGATAAAGAAAAGAACTCCTGCTCTGGGGTTTCATCGTCCAGTGAGCGAGCGCCTGTGCTAATAAACGCGTCAAGTGAAGTGGGATCTATAGCCATGTTTTGTTTTAGTATGTATTAAGGTATTTGAGGAGGGCGATTAACAACAGTAAGATTGTCCACGTCTCCTCGATTAAGTTGTTTCATCAGTTTCTTAACTATCTTAGGCCACTGTGCGTTAGTCTTATTGACGTCATTATCAGCGCCTACGGGGGAATATTTTGTGGCTATTTCATCTACAGTAGTCAGGCCCTTGTATGGCCCGTTAGGATTAGCCAGTGTCTTAGCCATGTGGTTAATAGAGTCTTCAACCTTCGGAAAGGTTCTTACGATGTCCCCATCGGTCACTCCCATTGCATTCCTTTTGGTTCTAAATGCGCTGGATTTGCCATGCCCCGTCTCCATGATTGCTATTGCCATCAGGAACGCTGGGTCAACATTATACTTAGCGCCTGCCTTCTCAAAGGAAGATTTTAAGTTCTGGATAGGTTTTCCTATCTTACTGTCCTTAGGAATAGTTAGTGTGTTAGTAGCGCCCTGTTGTTCTAGAGGTAACTGTAGTTGTTCTTCTGTAGATATTCTTGTGCCTACTTTAACGTCCGTGGGTTCGGAAGGGTCTTCTCCTTCTATTGTAGATACCTTTGTGTCTACTTTTAGGTCCCCCAGGCTTGGGACTGTAGGGACTTTAAATGGAGCCTTACGTTCTGGTTTGGTTTCTATGGTTTCCCTAAGAGGTTTGTCTTCCCTTTCAATTGTCTGTTGAAGCTTCTTGACTCTTTCAGGTGTGGTCTCTCCTTGGTAATACTCAAGCCCCCGCTTTTGTGCTTCATCAATAGTATCTACAGAAACGCCTAGCTTATCTGCGATTGGTTGTAGTTCTTCTTTATTTTCGTAATTGAGAATTGTAAGCGCTCTTCCGTCTGTGTTCTCACCCAGAAGTTCATTCTCAAAGAAAGATACGCCATCAGTGGTTTCTCCCGTGATGTCTACGCCTTCTGGGATGCTTCCTTTTTCCATCGATTTTAAAACCTCAAAGGTATTGTATCCTGCTAACCTTCTACTGCTTAAGATTGCTTTAGCTGCTAGGTCCAGTTGAATTTTAGCATTTGTCCTTTGTGCATCACTGGGGGCTATAAACCCTAGATTAGAAGTATACTGAGTCAAGAAGTGATCATAATCAGATTTGAGGTATTTTTTAGTTTTATCATAGTTGCTTCTGACAACCTCAAACAAAATCTTTGCGTCTCTTTTCTGGTAAGCCCCATTAGCTAGGCCTGCTGTGAACGAATCAATTTCCGTCATCACATCGTTGGCCGCATAAGCGTTTCCTAATATTTGAGACCCTGATACTTTGCCTTGGGTCATAAGTTCAGGTTGTGTCCTTATTGCCGATAAAGCAGATCCTCCAACAAAAATATCAGAATACCCTTCTACAGGCCTATCACGCCTTCTTCGTCCTTTAGAAAGACTCAATTTTTTTAAGTCTTCTTTCCTGGCCGTTTGAAGGTCAGTAATACGCTCTGGTCTCTCTCCTTCTTCTTTTATTGCCGCTGCCCTCTCATCCAGTTCCTTCTTGTTCTCAGTTATAAGACTTTTGAACTCAGTCTTGATCTCTTCGAGAAGCCTTGTGCGTTCAGAGAGAAGTGCCTCATCTAATATATTCTGCTTACTTTCTAATGTCCTCTCGTCCGAAATATTGTAAGTTTTATCTCCTATGGAAAGCGACTCGCCTCCTTCGGCATCAAAAAGTCTTTCCTGTAGGTCAGTCATGAATGAATTGAAATCCCTTTTGAACTTCCCAATCATTTCAATGGTTTTGCTCTGAGGAGGGCCAACATCAAAACCACCTGTCACTAAATCTCCTTTTTCAAGTTCAACAAACCCTTTGATTAGTCCGTAAGCAGGGTCTTCCTCTTTGATCCCATTACTTTTAATAAACTCATCTGCCTCTTTCTGGAGCTCTTGCAAACCTTGATTCTGGAAAGACACAAGACTGTCTGTGCCTGACCTGCCTGCTACCTTCCTTATTGTGGCTACTCCTCGGTCTCTTGCTGTTGCTTCTTTTTGTCTACTTACCCTGAAAGCCTCCGAGGTCAATGCCTGCTCGTCCCCATCTGTTATATTCTTAATCTCATCTTCTAGCTTTTCTTGATACTCTTGCTTCTCTGCATAAGAAAGATCCCGATATTCTTCAGAGTCAAACAGCTTATCAAACTCCTTCGCTTTCTCATTCTTAAACAAAGTATCTTCAGTTATTCTCTCCTTGCGCTCTTCAATTTCTTTATCCTCAAGCTCATCTTGTAGGTTGTTGTAGTAACTGTCCCCAACAGGATCATAAGACCTAAGGGGCTCATTGCCTACCTTGATGCCCGACTCAGCAAGCTCTTCAAGTTTTACCTGAGCTAGTCCTGGCTTCATTGAGTTTAGCCAACTTTGTAAGACTAGCTTCTGGTCAGCAGCGGTAAGTGGTCCTGTTTTTGTCCAAGCTTCTTGATACCTAGCATTCCGTTCTTGTGTGCTCATTGACGCGGCCTTGCCATCAAGAGTAGGGACTTTCATATCTGAAAGCGTTGAAACCCGACTCAGCGCCTTAGCTGCCTGAGGGATAAGCACTCCGTTCTTGTGGCTGTCCGAAGCTTCCTTTGCGATCTGCACACTTGCCCGGTTACGGTAGTCTGTTGTGCTACGCATGAACCCAGCGAGCATCAGTGGGTCAGACATTGTGTCTTGGTTAGCCTCCTTGAATTGTGTGGTAAGGCCCTCAATAAACTCATTGATCTGCATTGGGCTCGGTTTACGTCCTTTAATAACTACCTGGTCTTCAATATACTGAGCTTTGTTCTCCTCAATAAAAGCCATATACTCATCGGCCTTGTCTGCCCCTATGAGTTCCTTAGCGTATATCTCTGCGACTGGGTTAAGCTCGTAGCCTTCGCCGCGTAGCTTACTGTTGAACTTCTCTTCGCTCTTAAGTCTTTGTGCTGCTAACTCCTTTTCCTTCTCAGTCATCTGAGCAAAGTCGAGCCCGAACATAGTCTTTTGGAGGTCTGTTGTGGCTTGTTGGGCTTGCCCATACGCTTTGATTGCTGGATTTATCTGCCCTAGCGTTGCTGCTAGTTTCCCCAGAGACGTCTGTGAGGCAGGCACAGGGTCCTGCACTGCCACTGAATACTGCCCTGCCTGAAAGGGTTTTCCTGTGATCGCAGGAGCGCTCAAGTTGAATGGCACCTGCTCACGGTCTGGCTTGGTAAATAAATCTCTGCGTGTCATTAATTAGTAGTTGTTGTAGGTGCTGAAGGAAGTTGGCGTGCCTGTAGACGCTTAGCATCGGCATATGTCCCAAGGCTTGTCGTGGCTGCCCCTAGCATTGTCCCAAGGACGTTAGGAGTAGCGATAGGCTTGTTGATGTTGATGTAGTTCTGTTGTGTTTGGAGTCCAAGGTCCCGAGCTCGCATCTCATAGGCCTGGTCAGCCAGGTATTGATTCTGTTGGATTGCATAGTTGTGCTCACCTACCTGCCTCTCTAGGTCTCTCATCTCTGACAAGAAACTTGCAGACCCAAGGCTTATGCCTCCCTCGGCGGCTGCTACTTCCTTACGTGCCATGGCCTCCATGCTTGCCCGGTTGGCCGCTGAGACCTCCTGGGCGAGCCTTAGCGACTCAGTGGCTTGTTGTTTACGCATCGCAGATACCTGCTGACTGTATCGAGCGTTCTCAGCAATCGTGGCGCGTTTCTGAGCCTCGGCTTGCATCGAAGCCTGTTGACCCTGAGCGCCAATTGTAAGCATGCCCTGAGCAAGTGGCCCAAGGAGCGACATGGCCCCTGCTGCGGTAGCCGCCGTCCCTGTGACTGTCCCACCGAGAAGTGCTGTCCCTACTGCTCCGAATAATGGTAAACACATATTAGTCTAGTTTGTTGTAATGATAAATTCGTAAAATGAATGTGACGAGATCTCTACCTCTTGTAGAAACTTAGCGCCACAGAACTTCAGCCAGCGTATGGCTTGTTTGTTGTCTTTAAGGACCACGTTAGAGGTGATCCCAAAGGGCTTGGAAAGGTGTTGGACCCAGGCTCGAGATGCCCGGACGAAATGCTTCTTGTGCTTGGTGACATCAGGTGTTCCAAGCATCCATATATAACCACCATCCTCAGCTTTCCCTGAGCCAAACATAGCGAACGGCTCTTTGTCCGGCCCAAGTGCCGTGTAGGTCTTATAGTCAAGCGTAAGGGCAATGCTGAGCGCTTCCTTAGGGCTATGGCCCAAAAGCTCACACTCGAGGGCGTCGTGGAACCGTAAGCGATCCTTTAGGTAATTCGCATGGGCCATTGTTGCTGGAACAATAGAACAATCACCATAGGCTTTCTTAGGCTCCATATCGACTTGATCGTGTGTGCAAGAAGGATTCAAACTCAGCAGACTGGAAGTTACTAGGCTTGGTGCCATCGTTCTCCAGTTTAATCTCTACGTTTTCACTAGAGGTAAACACAGGGGCCCTAAAGAATCCGTCTTTGAGCTCCGTGCGTAGTGAGCTCCCGGTGCCCGTGAACGACTCAGGGAACTCGTTAGTATACTGTGCTCGTTTATCTGGTGTCACCTTGATCTTATAGTCTGAGGTTTGCGTATGGTAAAGCGATAGGTTCTTGATGAACTGCTTGGCCGAAGCGTTAGGTGTCCGGGCTTGGCCTGCCTGGGCCTTAAAGATCTGCTCAGAGAACGTGTAAGAACTGGTGAACTTAAATCCAACCCAAACTGCTGTAAAGGCAGGAACGAAGCCAGCAGTAGACAGTGTAATTCTTCCTGATGAATCTGTTGTAGTAGGAACAAATACTCCCCGGTCTGTGTAAACAGTAAACGAAGTTGGAACAGTAAAAGGCGCAGGGGGAGGTGTAGGGGTTAAAGAAAACCCAGACATAGAGGACCTTAGTGGCCTAGTGGCACCTCCCGTAAACGTAGGGAAAGTAATTTTATTATTATATACCATCCCAGGGAAACGCATGTCTAAGTGTGTAACATTGTCATCTGAGGAGGTTACAAGAGATGTGGTGACAGCACTTCCATTAAGAGCGTGTGTAGCAAGCCCTTCGTCTTCCCCATCAAAGTTAAGAGGCATATTGAGGATGTAAGTTTCCCCAGCAGTGTCATTGGTAGCAACAATATACAAAGTCGAGTCGATGAACTCAAAGCCCTTAATGTTTACCCCAAAGTCCCACTTGAACCATGAACTCAACACCTTCTTGTTCTCACTAAAGAAGTAACGATACATGTAAAGGGTCTGGTCTTCGTCTTTGGATAAGATCCCTAGTAGGTTTTCTGAGAGTGACCCAGAGAAATACGTGATGTCCTTAGGGATATACCTGGGGACTTGCTCAGTGATCTCGTTGGACTCATAGACGTCTGTGGTCTTGTTGAGTGAAAACTCTCTGATGCCTGTGTTGTTCCCTAAGTCAAATGGATAATAAATATATGAACCGACAGACACAGGGTCGGTCTCATTGTTATACTCGAAGTTCGTGATGGGCTTTACTGAGACCGTGCGTGGCGTCAGTAGGTCTTCGCCTTTGAGAACAAACTGCCCATTCTTTGAGAACAAGATAAGGTTTTCTTGGGATGCAGCAGCCGCCGTAATGTCAGTGACTCGGTCAGACTCGACAATGACGTCAATCGGGTCCGAGTCAAGAAGGGTTGTGACTGTTGTTCGACCAAAGTTATACTCAAAGATCCCCTTGTCATTCACTCGGCCTAGCCCGGCTTCGGAAAGTATTACGTTACTACCACAGACAAACCCTAAGCGATTCTTAAAGAACACACTGTTCTGGATTGTTTGGTCAGAAAACGATGCGAACGGATTACTTATTTCATCACCTACACTGCGCAGTGCAGTCTTAAGGTGTTCCAACTTAAATTCATTTAGCCCTGTGTTAGTGATAAACAAAGGTAAGCTTGTTTCCTTGTAATTAAGAAGAATGTCAGGAGCAACGGTCTCAACCCACGAGCCTGGCCCGATCTCTTGGTTCTCATCGTCTGTTTTAAACTCGACGTAGTAGTCGTCAGCAGCAAGCTCACCATCCCCGCGCACCTTGACCCGGAAGCCGTTCTTAGCAAACAACGGGAGATCAGTGATTGCGCCTACTTCTTTATAGACGGCTCCGAGTGCTCCGCCTCCAAGTCCGTCCTTAGCTTTTATCGTGAAGTCACTTTGCTCGTTGTTGCTAGAATCTAACTTACGTTTAAGAACAATCAAGTTGCCCTCACGGGTCAATGTAAACTCGGCGTTTGTTCCTGCGCCTATCCCAGGGAACCTGTCTTCAAATCCACCGAATCCGCTGGGTATATGCCCAGATGATCCTCCATAGTTAGGGTCCAAAGTAGTATGGTGCCCTCTTTGTAAAACTTCAGTAATTCTAGTAGTGTCCGCGTGGTAACTTTTACCAGTGTTTTCCGAGTAAATAGTTACATGCTTGGTGTTATCATATTGCGTCACTCCTCCTAAACCCGGAGACTCTTCTAAGGTCACTGTAATAGAGACAGTCGCCCCTACGTCTGAAACAGCTAAAGACCCTGGTTTTTGGAAGTTTATAATACGACCTATGTCTTCAATAGACGCAGCGGATATAGTTCCATTTGCATCTGCTGTTACTTTGACAGTTGTGTCTCCAGCCGATCCAAGGCCTATATTATATGACACCCCACCTATTGACTTAGTCGTAGGATACGAAAAGACTTTATAAATATCTTGATTTACATACCCAGAACCACCACCCCCAGTTACAGAAACATTACTCGTTGAACTAAGTGTATACTTAAATCTACCAGATCTTTTATAAGTTAATGTCAACTGTGCAGTAGCAGGTGTCTTTGAGCTATAGTTAACCTCAAGCGAATATTCTTTCTCGTAGTCTCCTTGCTTCACAAAGATCAGCGCTTCTTTATCTAACGAAGAAGAACGCGTAGTTTGATCTACTGAAACGGTGGAGCTTCTGTTGATGAGAAACGTCCCGTCAGCCACTGTTGTAGCCCTAAGTGTGTCCCGTGCGTTGGTGGTGCTTGCTGATACATCTAGATAAGTCCCAGCAGTCGTGTAGCCTCCTGTGGCGTCATTGATAGTCGCCTCGTCCCCACTAAGCACGTTGTAAGCGTGGAACTTAGTGCCATCGTGGATGAGAACATAGCGCTCAGTTTCACTTCGGTTAACAAAGTGAATAAAGCTGTCCGCTGAGATCGCTGCGTCAGTCCCAAAGAGTTTCTTAACAAACCTAGTGCCGTTGCGTTTTGTTAATCCATCAACAACACTACTCATGAAGTTAACCTGATCGTCGCATTGTCCTGAGAACCGTGTGGCATCGGGCTGCTGGCTAACCCCCTGAATAAGGTTTGGTAATGATGTATTAATTAAAGGCATTATTAGAGTAGATCGTAGTTGCGGTTAATACCAAGGCAAGACGCAACGTCGTAGTTATCAAAGATAGTTCTGTCGGCTCCTTGGCCGTCCATCTCCTCGAGGTTATAGCGTGCTTTAAGTTCATCCCGTAGGATCTGTTGCTCAAGCTCCTGAGACCCGACAGTGCGTGCCTGAAAGACCCTTGAGGCTTTGAGTGTAATGTATCTCCGTGCTTGTTCGTGGAGATCAGTGAAATCTAAAAGGAACATTAACCGAACGTCAATGTCTCCTGTGAAAGTAAATGTGTTGTCTTCACGGTTAAACAGCTTGCCTCCGCGTTGCACAATGTCCTTAGAGTTATCCAAGGTATCTACGTGCATAATGTCAGCCGCAAGAACGATCTCATTGCTGCTGTTGGGGCTAAGCGTCTGCTTATTGACCGTATTGAAGTGCCATCCCTCTGATTGAACCTCGCGACTGACTTCGTCTAACACGGTGATCGCGGTAACCGCAGAGATAGGCAGAGTGGAAGTAACAGTGATTTGAGTCACCGGGCTTTCCCCAATGTTACCCAGCATCGTATTGACGGCTTCGAGTTTTGTAGTGAGTGGCATAATTGTAAAAATGAAAAAATACCCCGTCCCCAACTTAATGAGGACGAGGCATGAATTTAGTAAGTGCTATTAGCTAGCAGCAGATGCAGTAGTGTTAACCACAACAGCAGACTCAGGGCGAAGAACACCAAGGCCCATTGCATACTTAGCAACGAACAAGGTGGACTGGCGCTCAATGAGATACTCGGACTCAGTAGCGAGGTCGAGAAGCTTAACGCAACCAACAGCAGATGAGTGCCCAGCAACGAAGCCAAGGTCGTTAACGGCGCTTCCTCCAGTAACAATACCAGAGAGGTCACCGTTGTAACCAGCGTCGTCATTAGCCACAGCAGTCCCCTCAAACGGAGAGTTCGCAACGTTTGCATCATCAGCGTTTTGGCCACTTACAGCAACCTGAACACCAGCAATGTGTGGACTCTTGAAGAGACGGATTCCTGCAACTTCAAGGATACTACCTTTAGCAGCATCAGCAGAACCACTCGAGGTGTCCTTGTTGATTGCTACGTTGTCAGCAGTGAGCAGCTTGTAATACTGGAACGGAGTCAAGATAGCGTAACGACCATCTGAGGGGACTTCCTTCTCGTCAAGTGAACGAGCACACTCAAAGAGTGCTTCAACAAGTCCTCCAGCAGTCAATGTGTCTGCACCAAGAAGCTGAGTTCCTATGTCTCCTCCAGTGACGTTAGCCGTGGTAGTGAGACCAGCAGCAAACATTGTCTTAAGGATCTGGATGTCCAGACGCTTAGCAAGTGCCTTTCCGAGCTCCTTACCGTAGATGCTACGGAGGTCGTAGTGGTTCTTAACTTCGTCAATTCTTGGAATAAGAGTTGAAGCGACGAGCATGTCGTCAATGTTAATCACCTTCTCGTTGTGAGCAATCTGTGACAAGTAGTCCTTGTTTGATGCAGACGTTGTGTTTAACAAGTCATCACCAGGAACATGATACTTGGCTTCTGCCTTGCCTGTTACTGGGAACTGTGCGCTCTTTCCACTGGAAATCGTGCGAGTCATGATGAGGTCTTTAGCAACATTTGATTCATCAAACGCTGTAAGAATCTCACCGCTAAATACCTTAAGGAACAGAGCGTTGTCTACTGACGGAGAGCCAGCAGGCGCAGTTCGTGCCCCTGTGCCATTCACTTTACCCGGAATGGATGGGAAGTTATCTAGTGCCATAATAAGTTTTGGTTATAGTTTGTTTTGTTTATTTTGTCCGTAGTCGTTAGTCACCAACGAAACGATCAGTTGTCTGACGCATCAGGCTGAAGGTTTATTGGTTGATGTCCTTGGGTTTATTGGACGCAATGAAAGTTTAATTTAATACGCAGAGTTGCTGAATGCACCCACGTATGATTGTGTAAGTCGTTCGGTTATCCTCCTCAGTGTCGTCTTCACTGTAGGAGGGGTGCCAACACGTTACATTAAGGAAAGTTTTATCTATATGCTCTACGATGCCATACACGGTGCATACTAGGGGTTTCCCTAAGTCTTGTGCATGGTCAAGAAACACAATCCTTACGATGTCTTCGAGCTCTACTTCTTGAACTAAAAGAGGCTGCTCGCTTTCAATTATAGAGGACATGATTATAGTAGTTGTTGAATCCGTTAGCCAAAGCAGCGCCTAAGCTATCGTGATTAAGTTTAAATTGATCCCAGTCGTCCATGTTGGACCCGAAGAACGGCTCAGCGATCACTGAGGGGCATGGAGTAACCCGGAGAAACTTTGAGCCTCGCTCTTGCTTTGTCCGTGGCTTAACGCCTCTGTCCCTGGTTTTAAATTCATTTACAACAACCTCCTGTAGACACTCAGCAATCTTCTTGCCCTTGCTGGACTTGTGCCAGTAGAGCATCTCGCTGCCGTGTGCTGACGCGCTTGCTGAGTTAAAGTGGAGCTCTATGGCCGCCTTGACTTTCTTGGTCTTTAAGAACGTCCCTAGCCACTCCATGGCATCAAAGTAGTTCTCTCCTTGATACTCACAGACAATCATACTGGGAACATCAAGGTGCTCCTTCATTGCCTTAGCCACCCGTAGGTTGTAGTCCCACTCAGTGGTAGTGTTGTCGCACGAGGAAGCCCCCATGTCTACCGCACGGCTATGCCCTACGCAGATCGCTAAGATCGGCTCAGCGTCCTCTTGGGGGACCTCTGGGCCACTGAACCATGCACTACAACTCATTCTCTAAGTAGTTAATGTAGTGAAGAAGTGCAGAGATGGTCTGTTTCTCGTCCTTGTCAAAGTCATGGGCATCAAGCCTCTGGATCATTTCGGGAATCCGGCTTGGCTTGAGTGTCGTGCACCCACTTGTTGATAAGGATGCGATGACGATTGTGCCTGCGATTAGCAAGCTCTTTAGTGTATTCATCTCTTATAGAAAGAAAAAGCCTCCCCAGTGACGGGAAGGCTATAAGTAACTTAACGATCGACCCGATCATTTGTCTTTGGCTTTCCCTACGTTAAGAGCAAGCCAGTCAACGACCTTGTAGAGCTTAGCAGCCCAACTATCATCGGTAGGCGTCGGGGTCAGCGCTGCGATGGCTGAGGCCGCTGCAACGATAGCAGTAAGGGTACTAATGAGGGTGTCTTTGTTGTCAATGATGTAGTTAATAATGTTCATAATCTAAAGGACGTCAGAGATTGCAAGGCGTCGTTGGACCTCGTTACGATACGCGGGGTCACTGTTATACCTGGGGTCACGCATAGCCATGCTGACTTGCTTGGACGAACCAAACGGAGCCACTGCATTGCCCGAGGTGTTCCCTTGGACGAGCGTAGGGGTTGCCCCACTGGCCGATTGATACTGAGCGTAGAGACCTTGGACTGCTACTTTAGCTTGGTCGATGGTTCCTTTCTCAACGATCTGGTTGAACGCATCTACCGAGGACTCATCGAGGGACTCATTGGCCCACTCAGTCATCGCTGCGTAGTTCTCTTGGCCTCCTGCAACCTCAAAGACGGCAGCGGTCTGACTCTCAGCGATTGCTTGTTGTCCAGCTATATACGACTCAACGAGCTCACGAGGAAGCCCTGAGCCCTCCAGTGACTTGAAGGTATCGTCACTGAGTGTCCCTGATTCCATGAACTCCTCAGTGGCTTGGTTAATTGATTGAAATGCCTCAGACGGCTCAGCGGTCTCGGTTGGTTCCTCAGTGGGATTGCCAAGCTTCGACTCTAGTTCACCATAGGCTTTCGCCATGTCTTCTGGGCTTGAAAACTTCTCAGGGAGCCACTCAGGGCGGTCCTGTGCTTGTTCCTCGGGCTCAGGCGCTAAGCCATCCCCGAGTTCTTGTTGTAGTGCCTCCTGCTTGTCATCCCAAGCTTGGGCCATTGCTTCTGTAGTATCAGTTGCTTCTTGTTCTTGCACTGACGGACTTACCATCGTGCTGGTTTGTAGTTCGGCCATTTATTTATTATTCGGGTTCAGGTGCCCCTTGTTGCCGTTGTTGTTCAATAGATTGGTCAGAAAGGGCCTTAATGCCCTGAGGTGCTACTTGCTGCAACATAGCCATCTGTTGGGCTTGTTGTTGTTCAGCTTGCATCTCTTCCTGGCTCTTAACGAGTCCAGCGGTCTTGATGCCTAACGAGGTTGCTCGCCTCTGGAAATATTCTCCAACATTCACAAACTCAGCAACAGCTTGTGGACCTACCACTTGCGCTGCGCCTGCAAGGAACAAGTCAAGTTTCTGGAGGTCGTTCCCTCGGCCTAGCGCCTCGACCCCTGTGATAATCACTGGGCTCACTACGTCCTTAGGGAGGGCAGGAAGCTTCTTCTTGCGCTTCATGACATCCATGAGCCTGTTGACAAAGGGCATCTGCATCTCAGTTGACAACAACGAATACAACCCTCCAAGGGCCGACTCGAGCTCCTGTGAAAGCATACGTATCTCCTCGGCAGTCACTCGCTCAGCATTACGCACAACACCCGAGGTAAGCAAGAAGGCCGAACCGAGTCGGTCAGAGATCACTTGGATCGACGCTTGGGCGGTCCTGAAGTCGTTCACCTTGTTTAGTTGTAGTGTTGTTACATCAGCAGCGTTGCCTTGGACGATAGCACCACTAGGGCTCTCAGCTAACGTCCGGGCCCGTGTAGTGCCATTAGGATTCACCAGGAACATCACCTTGGCCGCTGCCGCTGATCCCTCAACGATGGCCCGAGTGAGTCCCTCAAGTGACTGTAGGTCACCTAAGTATTCTTCGACATAACCACGACCATAACTCTCTCCGTCAATCCGGGAGAACCTCAATGGAATGAATGGATTCTTGTCAGCCTTCACTGTGCCCCCTGAGCTTGGCAAGGCGACTCCGTTGACATCTTGGTAAATCACAAAGTTATCCCCTTCCCGACAAGCAGCCGTGTAGAGGTGAATCTCGTCAGTGGGCTGTCCTCCAGAGCTCGCTAAGGCCTCCTTGACCTCATCGTCCACAGCCTCGTAGCTAAGGTTCTCTTTGGTGGCTATGTGAAGCACGTTGCCCATCGGGTCCCGGTCAACCACAAAGCGGTCCAAGTGAAACACTCGGATGCCTCCTTCGTCAGGTAAATACAACAACACATTACCAGTCACGATAAGATGCTTAAGGGCCGCATGGATAGCAGTCCGGTAAGCCTCACGGCTAATCTCACTCATGACCGACTCCTCGACTTGTTGTAGACTGGTTTCAATCTCGGAAATAAGCTCTTCAGGTGCCCCTTCGTTAGCCAGGGCATATTTGTCGATGTTCAATCGAAAGAACGGGGCGTTAGGCGGAAGGAGTGCTAACAGTAATTTAGAGGCGAGGTTATTTACTCCGCGAGCCCCAACGCCCTGAAAAGGTGTTTCAAGCCTGCTGTGTGCACCGTGCCCCTCTTCGGGCATGACATACGGAAGGGTAAGCTTAGAGCACGACCTGGCGCGGTCTAAGTATTGGTAGCGCTTCCCTTCAAGGGTGTCGTATACGGATTTAGCAGTTTTGAAATTCATGATAAGTCCTCAGTAGGTTGAGGTTTGATTGATAAAAATTCTAGTTGGGTAAGCTCTTGGACTCCATCAGTCCCCTCAAGCATCAGGTCGTCGTTAGCAGTGAATCGCCAGCAGTCGATGGCTATGAGTTTACCACTAGCATCAGTGGCTTCGGAAAGGTTTTCTACAGGTGGAAGTCCAGTGAGCGTAGTGCCTTGTTTGTTAGGATACCCACGGTCAGCGTCAACAGCAGCCACGAGTCCTGTGTAGACATCGGGTTGAACAACGTAATATCGAAACCCAGTGTCAGCGCGGGACTGTTCGATTTCTGTAAGTGGTTCTTGGTCTTCCATTAGTCTATCGGTTCAATTTCAGCGGGAAGTTCAAGTTCATCCAGTGCCTCAAGGTCTTCCTCAATAGGCGGCTCCCACTGTAGTCGTTGTAGGTAGGTCTCAAGGTCGATTTCCTCAATGCCCTCCAAGGTAAAGTCGTCGGTCTCAAGGATACCAGAACGCTTAACACAATACAACCTGTCGCTGTTAGTCTCTGGGTCTAAGAAAGTCTTATCCCACAGTGCCAGCCAGCGTTCGCTTTGTTCGTCAGGCAAACCTCGGGCTTCGTTACCGGATGCTGTGAGTGTCTCGTAGGATGCCTCGTTGCTGAACCTAAAGAATCTATGAGTTTCGTTTGTCATTGTTTTAAATATTAGGGTCAGTCCATTCGGAAGTCGCCATTAAGCTTAAGGTTTCTTGGTGACCTAGCTGCGGTTCTCCTTCTAAACAAGACGGGGTGTCGCCTTCAAATTTGACGAGTGCTTGAGTGCCGTCAACAGAACGCCTGAGTGTATCAGTTGAGTCTTGTAATACAGCATCGAAATCAATGTCGTCGATTTCTGAGGCATTAATAATGACGTAAGTTCGTTCCATCTTATGGGGTGTTTGTTTGGAATGTTGGGCCGTTGATTAGTGTGCCGTTATAACTGTTCGCTGAATTATCAGTGACTGTTGAACCGGTTCCGCTGTCGTTGTCTCCCATACGCCACCAAGCAACCAGAGTTGATAAGTTATCATAGCCGTTTGTGTTTACGTTTAGGTTAACTGGGCGACCTCCGTTGTAAATGGCAGTCACATCTGTCGCACTTAGTTCTGAGTTCCAAATCGCGACCTCATCGATGTTGCCGTTGAAGAATCTTTGAGCCGCATTAGCACGTCTTCCGATTGTAGCCGATGAGAAACTTGTCCCAGCAGAATAGGCGTTGCTTGTCGTTGTCTCTAGAACACCATCAACATAAATCTTTTGTGTAGAAGCCGTGACAACCACGACTGCCTGATGCCAATTACCATCGTTAACGGTTGATGTTCCATATTGGTCGTCGTCCGTGAAATCAGACCAACCGACCTTGTTAGTAACTACCGATAAAACACTATCATCATTGCCACCACCACTTGAAAGATAGCTTATTAATGTTCCTTCACTGCCAGGGCCGCCGTAGGATGCTGTTGTTTTAAACCAAGCTGAGAGCGTGTGAGTGTTACCAAGCACCGGAAGAGTCATTGACATATAGTCATCGGTCCCGTCGAACGCAACGCTGTAGGTGTTATTCAAACTAAGGTTAACATTATTGACTATTACCTGCCAACCTTTGCCAGACAGACTGTCGATTGCGGAGTTAGTCGTGGCACTGAGTGAGCCAGTGGCTGTGTTATATTTGATGGTTATCTCTGGCCCGGTTGAAGGAGCCGATTGACCGCTGGTATTAATTGAAACCAGAATGTTCTCCACGCTTGCCGAACTAAGTGCGTTGTTGTCGAGCCATGTGTTGAGGAAACAATAATCTTGCGGAGTCCCCATAGTGTCGAATGCGTTAGCTGGGAAATCGACAAGAGACTGACAATTTTGGAATGCTGTCTGGAAATCATCGCCCTTACTCAAATTTAAGTTTGAAGGCAGTGTGGTGAGAGCCGTGCAATTTTTGAATGCGCTGGTAAAATCAACCGAACTTGCCGAAGTTCCTAACAATGTCCCATCCTCAATGGTTGTTATGCCCGAGCCGCTCCACGTAAACCTAAATACTGTCACGTTTGGAGCTTCGAGTTTTCCGAAATTGGTTAGTGAACTACACCCCATCCAAGTTGAGTTGAGACTGGTTGCGCTCGGAAGCTGCATTGAAGGGAAGGTCGTTAGCGCACTACAATAATACCAACATAAATCAAAAGAAGAACCGTTTGAGAAATCACATTGCCCAAATTCTTGAAGCGATGTTGCCTGAAAGAACGATTGGTTGAAATTGGTGCCAGTGCTCAAATCCAACGCAGGGAAACTCGTGAGTCCACTACCTCGCCATGCGTCTATAAATCCGACTCCTGTTTTATTAGTGCCGAGTTTAATATCAGAAGGGAACGATGTCAGCTCATGGCAATCCCTCCAAGCTCCATTAAAGAATTTCCCGTTTCCAAGGTCTAAAGCAGGAAAAGAACTTAGTGTAGTATCACGCCATGTATCAGTAAACTGAACGTCTCCCGTGGCTGCTGTTCCCATTTTTATACCATCGGGAAATGAAGTTAAAGCTGACGAAGTGAACGAATTGGCAAAGGTGGTGCCGGTGCTTAAGTCGAGCGGAGGGAAACTCGTGAGCCCACTCGACTGCCATGCGCTCGTAAAGCTAACATTTGTCGCGCTTGTTCCTAGCTTTGCGCCGCTTGGGAATGAACTTAGGGACGAGCAGTTTTGCCATGTCTGAATAAAATTATTTGAATTACTTAAATCCAAATCAGGGAAAACTTCAAGAGAATAATTATTTAACCAACCGGCCTGAGCTGTAGTAACACTTGATGCGTCTACGTGTTTAAACTCAACAATGTCACCTCTCCCAAACCATGTGTGTGAAAAGTGGGAAACTGCGCCGTCTGCTGCGCCTCGGTCGATAAGTAACTTACGAGCGTCTTCGATGTCTTTGCCTGTTGCTGATGCTGGTAACAAGATGATTCCGTAAAGGTCTCCGATTGACCTTATGGCTCCAGCGTTACCCAAAAGATTCAACTCAGTGACCGCATCGTTATCCACGCGATACACAAAGGTTCCGAGTGACGTGCCTACGATTTGCCAGCCAGCTTGGGTTGTCGATGGGATGTCTAGGTGGTCAGTGTTGTCGGCAAAGGTAACCTTGAATCCGTCCCCGACTGGGCTGTCGTTGCTTGTGGATTGTGTGGCAAGCTTGTCGGTGTCCCCATTGTCACTGCCAACGATACGTCCGTTCCAAGCAGACGACCCTGATGAAATCGCTCCGACTGGTGCTTTCTGTGCGTCGTAGAAGTAATATCCGTCGGTCTGATGGCGTAGGAATACAAGGTTCCGATTATTAATATAATTACGAATCTTGCTCGCGGTCGCTTCGTCTGGCACAGAGTCAACACTGAAGAGTGCTAGATATTCTAGGTCGATGGCTGTGTTTGCTAACGATGGATTTATATACGAACCAATGTTGAACTTATCGCTGGCCGTGGTGATTGTATGCGACTCAGTTTTTAGATTGGCGTTGTTTACCTTTGAGGATTGAGAACCGTTTTGAATTTTAGATTCGTGTAATATATCACCATTACCAGCATCGAACATTGCGACATGGACAAGGCTGGCCGTGGCTAATTTGAATCGAGTGTGTAAGTCTGCCGTGCTGCCGCTCCTTATTGAAAACGCTGCCCCCGGCTCTCTGTCGTCTTCACCGCCGCTTGATGAGTTCGTCGAAAACACGCGCCCCCAAGCTTCACCACCATCACCAAGCACACTAAACGCCGCAAACATATATCCGCCGTCGATGTTGTTTGCAAAGAGACCTTGAAGACCATCGTTAGTCCCATCGAACCGCAAGACCGGCTTCTTGATAATCGTCGCGGGGTCGTTGCCGGATTGATTGATTGTTACCACTTGACCAGTCGCGCATTTGAACTTGGTGTCACCGTGGCGCACGGTGGTGGCCGTGAAGTCGCAGTTGAATACCTCAGTGCCTTCGATGGATAACGTGGCTTTCTTTATGTAGCCGTTAATTCGACCGATTGAGGTTCCATATTGGCCGTTGAAAGATAGGTGTGTGAAAGTATAAGTATTATCAGAAATGTTTGCCGTGTGCGTTGCCTTAGTTACTCCATCTTGTTTAAGCGTTGCCGTGGTTCCACTTCGCTCAACAGTTAAAGTTGACGCTCCAGTTGATAAAGGAGAGGTTAAACCACTAGCTTCTGGTGCGAAATAAAAGGCATTATTGTAAATACCAAATCTATTGTTTGCGTCAGCTCCCGAAGCCAAATGGAAACTGGTGGCATCAACCAAATACACTTCAATCTCAAACACAAAGTCTTCATTTGCTGAGATGCTTGGGATGTTAACAGCCGGAGCGTTTCCAGTAACAT